TTAATATCATCAACACCTGCTAACGATTGTCTTGTACTATGTCTTAACATTCCTATAAAATCTGTTGCTATTTCTAAAGTTTGATTATATACTTGTTGCTCGTTGTTTTTATTGTCTATTAGCTTTGTTAATCCTTTTGCATTGTAGGTTTGCCAATTATCTTTCTCGCTAACTAAATCACAAATAAATATTTGAAAGTTATAAGTAAGCTGTGCATCACCTGTTGTAACATTAACAGGATTAATATGCAACAAAGGCATTTTTTCCATTTTCTCTAAATTAATATCAAAAATATCACCCACAGAAACTGTTTCTATTTGGTCGTGATACTCCCCTAGTCTTGCTAGAGTTTCTATTACGTTGTTGTATGTCTTATTGGTTACTGCCATATTTTACTCTATTTTGTGAATCTAATTCCGTTTCATACGTTAGCCAAGTTAAACACTCATAAAGATTTAATTTGGTTACTGCTTCTAAATTTACTATTTGCCCTCCTGCTAGTCTATACATCACTCCGAACCAATTCCATTGACTTGCAAAATCTTCGGTTGCTATTGCTGTTTCGTTTCCTTCATGCTGCGAATCAAAGATAACTCCAAAGTCATTAACAACCCCTTTACGAAAATCCAAAAAAAAACCAGGGCAGATTGCACTTGCTCCGAACTCATTTTTTTCATCTCTTCCGCCCTCTTATCTATTTTGCCATCATAGGGTTCAATAGTATAAAACCCATTCTCTCCCTCTTCAATAATTGGCCTGTAAAGAATTGCCATTACATTTGCTAAATTTTGCTGCAAATCATTTTTCATAAAAGCCTCTATATCAGCGTACTCACCTAATGTTATATCTGATAGGCTAGGATGAAATCCGTATCTTTTGCCATTTATCTCAATTATCTTTTTTAAAGAACTATTTGCCTTTTTTTGTAACTCTGCTATCTTACTTAATATTAATGCTACATCTTGTATCCCTAATTGGTTAATCAGCTTTTTAGGAATGTCTGATAAAAGTGCTATGGTTTCTAACGCCTCTTTACTTTTATCATTGTCATTAATGTTTATTAATTTAATCCACTTCTCTAATGTTACATCCTCCCAACTCTCAATTAATTTGTACTGCTTTTTTTTACCCTTTTTTTTAATTGCAACTTTCATCTAATATATAATAGAAATTGTTAATATTTAGTTTTTTTTTATTATCTTTGCCGCGTTTTCATTTCTCTTGTTAGGGGGTTGGCGTAATGCCGCCCCTTTTTTATTGCACAAAATACTTACCTGCATTTGGATTATCTAAATGATATATAACGTTATATCTAATGCCATCTATTGCATGATTGTAATTGTCTATGTATAACTTAGAGCCTTTGTCCTGATAAGCGTAATTATTCAACTCCTTAGCTATATTAGTTGATTCAGGTGTTATGACTAATTCATAATCTTGCATTCTAGTTATGCCGCTTTCAATAGTTCCTTTTTTAACAGGCTTTATATTTACTCCTAAATGTTTTAAGTCTGCTATTAGTCTAGGTTCTGCTGAATCTGCAATAATAAGTGTATTGCCTACTTTGTCTAATATTAACTTAGCTAGGTCATGGCTCTTTAATCCATTTTTATAAATATGCTCTTTAAGATATATCTTCATCTTCCTTTTGTCTATTGCGACTTCTGTTAAACTATCAGGGTCAACACTAAATCCAAAATCCATTCCACATGATGTCTGCAATCCATCAGGATTAAACTCTCCTATACTCCAATTATCAAACACAACACCCTCTGCTTTGTCTAGCCATCCACCCATTATTTTATGCTGATACTTTTTAAAGTTTCTATCCTTTATAGCCTTAATACGCTCTAAAAAGCTGTTAGAGAGGTTTTCTTTATTATCTAGGTATGTACTATGGATATAGCATACATTGTCTTTAACGCCATTAAAACCTGCCTCTACGCCTTTGTCTTGAAAAAACCTATTGTATATCCAATGCTCTTTGGTTACAGGATTTAATATTAACACTATTCTATTTTGTATATTCTTTTCTCTAATACTTAAATCAATAGTATCAAAAATATCTTCATCTATTAATTCCTCTGCTTCATCTAATACCCAACAGCTAATGCCTTGTAAAGATTTTAAACTTGCAGTTTGGTTTCCTGCTGAGGTCTTAATACCTCTAAATAATATATCGGATTTGTTTTTAAGATTAACCACCTCTGCTTTGTTTACGCTAAAAATATTCTCATATCCTAATAGTTGTATCTTTTCTAAAAACTCAGGTATTATTGATAGATGTGCAGATACCATTGTATAACGAGTAAACAAAACCCTAATTCCCTCTGCCATAGTTAGCAAAGTTAAAAACACTGTTACTGCAAATGATTTGCCTGAGCCTCTACCACCTGTAATAATAAAGTATCTAGCATCAGATGTAAATAATGGATTGTATTTTTTATTCAGATTCAGTTTCTACAAAGTTTATTAATGGCATGTTGATTGTTTCCTCATTTGATGTTACATCTACCCTTTGTTGTGGTTTGCCATAAAAATACTCAAAGAATAATTTTACCGCCCATTGTTCTTTTTTCTCTAATCCTTTTCTAAGTGATTCCAAGGCCATTGGATTCATCGGTGTTAGATTCTCTATTAGCTTTTGTTCTTCTGCCTTAGCCTTACGCCCTGCTCCTGCTCGTTTGCCTCCATGTGTGTTCATTTTGAAATATTTTGATTAATCAAGTCTATATTATATAATAGAAACTTACTTGAATTCATTTGGCAACATTAATCTTATACCTAGTTCTGTTAATGCCCATATCCTTATTTGTTCGGCATATACTTCAAACTCTCCTGTGTTCATTCTTGCCGTACTATTTATTATTTGTAATCCTATCTGCCTTTCGTTTATCTCTATACTTTGCCACTCGCTTGAAAACTTAATTTTTAAAGTATCATGCATTTCATCAGGAAAGTATCCTAGCTCTTCTGCTAATGGTTGTACTATACATGCCCAATAGTAATTGTTTTGCATATTGCTTCTATTGTTTCTTTGCTTCTTTACTTTTACTATATAATCAGTTTCTAACTCTTTAAGATAATTAAAAAGCGATTGTTTATCTTGACTGCTTTTAATTACGAAATTCATATTGTATATATTTGCGTGTTATACTATTTTCACGTCTTTGCTTAAATTCCTCTCTAAGTATTTTAGTAATCCTTGTATGTGCAACATCAAACTTATTTGTCATTTCTTTTAGGCTGTTTGCATTTGGATTGTTAAAGTAATATTCAACAACCTTTTTTGCTAGTGCCTTTGGGTTCTTTGGTATTCTAGGTTTAGTTTTCATTAGTCAAATGATTCATTTATTCCACGTTCTCCTATTAGCTTTTCTTTTGCTCCATCCCATAATTTGTCATGGCGTTTTTTTTTACTTAGTGATGCTTCAGTTCTTTTTAAGCTAGGCATTCCATCAAGAGGTTCACTATCCATATATTTACCACATTTACACATTACATCAGCAACCCATTTACCATCCCTAAAGACTATGGTTGCTTTGCTTACTTCTTTTTCTTCTCCGCATGGGCATTTATATAATGTCATAACTTGCCTCCTGTTTGTGCTAATCCGCCTGTTCTTGTTTTGCTTTTACCATAAATCCTTTCTAATTCAAAATGCAAATGACTTATTGCTTTGCGTATATCCTGCTCGGCAGGGTTTCCCTCTTTTTTCCCTGCTCTTAAAAGATATGTAATGGCAGTTCCTAAATTATAACTATCCGCTTGAAAGTCTTCGACAACTTTCCTGGCTTCTATTTTATAAGTTTTTCCAATATAGTAACTCGGTATTTCTTTATTCATTTTTTATTGTTTTTTATTTTATAATACATGTAACTAGCAAAAGGCGTTCCTAATAACAAAGTCAATAAGCTAGGATGCGGCTCTCCGCAAAGCCCTGTTATATGTTTTAGTGCTTCAAGCATATTTATTATATAGTTTTTTTATTCCATCAAAGCATGTAGCTATACAACTGCCACAATTTGTAGTAGGGCTGTAAGAAGTCATATGTATTACGTTGTAGGTTTCTATCATTCTTTTTTTTGCTTGTACGTCTTTTGCCCTGCCTGTTTTTAAGTCTTTCCACATGTCTAATATTTCATCTATTATTTCCTGTGGCAAATCATCAGGTGTTTCTATCTCAGTTGTTTTTTGCCATTTTTTTTGTGGGCATTCCATAGGGGCTAATCTACATTTTAGCTTCATAAAACACAAACAAACCTTGCATGTACCTGTTGGCTTAAAATAATAAACACATGACTTGCATATTTCTAGCCTATCCTCATACACATTATTTGGCACAAAAAACTTATTCATTTAATTTTTTCTTTAATATATTTCTAACCTTATCTATTGTTGTAAATATACTATTCCTGCTTATTTTTGTTTTTTTATGTATTTTATCTAGTGTGCTGCCCTCTTCATAATAATAAAGCTTAAATAATTCCCTATCGTACCAATAATCAAGCTTATCCAACTCCTTATCAATCAATTCTAACCTTTCTAATTTTGTATTATCTACCTCTTCATTCGGAATGTTATGTAAACTTTTATTAACATTATTATCAAAGTATATATTATCATCGTTATAGGTACAACTAAGAGTGTAAATAGAACTATCAATATGTGTGTAATACTTCTCATACTTATAATAAAAATTGCTTCTAGTGCTTGTTAATGCTCTCCTTAAAGCAACTGCCCCATATCTTGTTACTCCTAATATTCCATCCTTTTCATATATGCCCTTTAAAATATCAGGATTCATTTGTAAAAAATAAAGCATTAATTCCTGCACCGCTTCATTAACTTTGTTTTCATCTGTTGTTAATCCGTAAGCCATAGTCCTAAACTTATCTGTTAATTTAGCTATTTCTAAATATATCTCAGTCATGTTTAGGCTCTACTCTATTAAGCTTTTCTACAACCTCATGTAGCATTTCATCTAACACAACTCTATATGCTCTAACTACTGCCGCATTAGTCTTTGTTTCAACACCTGCAAAAAAGCCATTTGTAGCTACTGATAAGTTTATCGGAATAATCATAATCCAATCGTAAAAGTTGTTTTCATGTGTTCCATTTCCATAATTATTTGAGTACTCTATAATCACGTCTACAACTTCTAAATAATTATTGTATTTTGCCTTTGTTGCAACCTCTTGGGCAAATTGTTTGCACATTGTAATATAAACATCTATAATAGATTTGTGTTCTTCATTTGCGTATATTGGTATGTGCATACGCCAAATTTATAATAAATGTTTACTCAATTCCCTTTTCTTTTTTTAAGTTTTTAACAGCTTCTTTGTAATAACTTATCTTTTCCTCATAATCTACCCTAGAAAACTTTTGTGTTTGCCTAGATTTAATCTGTAAACTTTCAGCAGTTCCCTCTCCATATTGAGCGTCTAAATTAATACCGAACTGATATTGTCTGCCTTGGCCATAAAGATTATCAGCTATTGATTGAGGTTGTACGTTAATTTTATCCCACCTTGTAGATAAGCATTTCCTAGACATAAAATGTCCTGCATGAATATTCTTATAGTGATAGTAACGCCCTGATGTATAACACTTTACAAAACCCAAATCATCAGCATCTCTAAGCCTAATGTAAAGACTAAACCATTTGTCAAGTTCTTTTTTTAATTTGCTAATTGACTTTTTTACCATATTGATTTTTGCACAAATTGTTTAGGCGGTGCATTGTATATATATTTTGCAATAGTAGTGTTTCTGCCAAATCTAGTTTTTTTTGTTAATGGCTTACTATCTATATTATAGCCCTCTTTTCTATGGTTAAATATAATAGCTGACAATCTAGTTGCTCCATACTCTTTTATTGCTTCATAGCTTGTAATACTACCATATGTTTTTAAATGCCATAAAACTGCATCTGATTGTGATTTTACCTCATGTTGTTTAATTGTAATTGTTTTCATTGTCTTATTTGTCTTATTAGCCACATTGCAATGGCTGTTATTAATACCCACCCTATCATATTAAAATAGTTCTATTTGATTAATATTTTCTTTTCTTACTACCCCTAACATTGTTTCAAATATAGTTTTACCTACTTCATAATCTACAAGGTTTCTAGCTATTTTTTGAACTGATTGATTTCCTTTATATTTTCTAAAATTGTAATCATGAAATTCACACCATTTACATACCTCGTCTTTACTTTCCATTATACTACCTTTTCTTTGTCCTAAATTATAAGGTAAATTAAAATTAGTCCAATACAAATGTCTGCCTCTTTTATGTGCTGTTATTAATGGTTCGTAATATGGTATTACGTTTTCAACACAATATTTACCTTTAAACCATTTTTGTAAAAATAATATTTCTTCGTAAAGCTTCATATCAGGATAAACTGGTTTTGTTGTTTCTTTTCTTGCAAATCTAGCCCTAGAATGTGTAGGACAAGGTGGTGAACTCCATATAAAATCATATTCCTTGTAATGTTCTAACAAGTATTTATGTGCGTCAGATATAATTACTTTATCATTTGGAAACCTCTCTTGATATAATCTAGCACATTCAGGGTCAAGTTCTACTGCTGTTACTTCAATATCATCTTTTACCTCATTCCACTTGTATCGGTTACCACCAAGACAAGCATATAAATTTAATATCTTCATCTTAATAGTTTTGGTTCATCTCTATAATGCGGAACTTGTTTTGGATTCTCGCCTTTGTCCACCCTTGCCCTAGCATCCCATATAAGCTGTTGATGCTTTCTAAGCCACTTTATATAGGTAGGCACGTTAAAGTGTATAAAATCGCCTGTATTAGGGCTTCTTACGCCTAAATTAAATGCGTTTTCTGCATCTTCAAAATAAAAGTTTTTATACATTCTTTTTAAATCAGTTGCTAGGCTTTGAGCCATTATAGATATTGTATCCTCTTCTACGTTATTTTGTCCTAATTCTATGTATGTTTTGCTAACTAAATCAACAGAACACATTAGCAAATCTTCATTAGACATTGTTTTAATTATTCTCATTTTCAAATTGTTTTTTTAATTTTTCTTTTACGTTTATATTTTTCTGTAAATGTTGATGGATTTTACTCATAGTTTTTGGCCTATCCCATTTCTTTTGATTTTTTTGCCAACGCAATAATCTTAATTTTATTTCAAATGTAATTTGTTTTTGGTATCTCATTTTCTTTTTTCCCTCAGTCCAATAGTTTATAAAATCCTCTAACATATCTTTAGGATAATCAAAAGTCATAACCTCTAAAATAAATTTTTCTTTAGTTATATTTATATTACTTGTATTATTAATACTTGTATTATTACCTTTCATCTTTTTATGTATAGGGCTATCCATTTTTTTCGTGATACCTATACATCTTTTTATTATCTGCTTTTTAGCGTTCCTTTCAACATTTACATTTATAAAACCTAATTTTTTTAAATCACTAATCCAACTGCTAATAGTGTTTTTGCTTACTCCATACAATTCAGCAAAATAATTATTAGTTGCGTAACAATACCCTAACTTCCCACTTAGTGCAGTAATTTCTCCATATAAAAGTTTTGCATTAGGCTTTAAGTTAGAATACCTAACCTCAGCAGGTATTATAGCATAGTAATTAGGTTTATCCATTATAACATTTTAATTGTATAGTAATATTTCTCCATTGCAAATTTAATATTTTCTAATTGACTTGAAAATTTAAAATAACAAGTGTTAATATCACAGATAGCCTCTCCGCTTTTTACTCTTAAAATAACATCTGAATCTTTAGACTCTTTAACATTGTTTTTTAATAGATATTCCTTCATTAATTTACCATTGATGAAAATCTCTTTTTCATTATCAATATCCTTATATGCTTTGTAAACAGAAGAAAACGTATCTCTATAAAGACTGCAAGACCTGTATAAAAAACTATGTCTATTTTCATAATGATATATTAAACTCCTATCTCTATTTAATACTTTGCCAATAACCTTTCTATGTATATCCTCTTCTGACCTGCCAATATAAGCCGCTACGGAACGTGCAACCTGCAAAGGTCTCTTGCGACTTCTTAATGCTAAAGAGCCTTTAGGCATGTTTAACACGTTTGTAGTAAGGTCGCATATTGCTTTAAAATTTAATTCCTCAGTCATAATTAAAATGGTAAATTATCATCATCTGTTGTTACAAATTCAGACCTGTTATCTGTTGGGCTTTCATTTTGATTTACAAAAAACCAACCATCAATTTGATTGTAATACTTTCCGTTATATTCTCGTGAATAAACATTACAGCTTATAGCAACCATATCTCCCTCTTTTAACTTATTCATTTGTTTAACCTTATCACCAAAACACTTGATAGCTATAATGTTATTAAATTTCTCTTCTGTATCTACTAAGATTGTTTGGCTTTCCCATGTCTTACCATTCTTAGAGGTTCCTGCTTCTGCTTGTAGTTTTTTAATTAATTTTCCTTTTACTTCCATAATTTTTTATTTTTTAATGATTTCTAAAATTTTTAATAGTTTTTGTTTCTCTTCTAATAATTCTAATTTTAATTTAAGATTGTTTTCTCTTACTCTCTCGCTTTCACTTTTAAAATACTCTAGCCTTTCGGTGTTATCTAAAGGTGTGTTAATGCTGTTTTTAGGTGTGTAATTGTCCATGTTTTATAGTTTAGTTAATAAAAAAGAGGGGGGAAGCATTTACAAAGGATAACTGCTGACATTAATAATCAATAATTGCTTAAAACCCCCCTCATGTTATTTTTTAAATTCTTCTGATTCATCTTCCCCAAACACTCCCAACTCATAAAAGCCTGTTAGCTTTAATACTGCTCTGCTCATGGCTCTTTTTTCTGCCATTTCCATTACATACCAACTATTGGTGTTGCCCTCCTTAAATGTGTCACCTTTTAATGCAGAGCCAAATGTTTGTATTGTGTTTTCGTTTTTGATTGCAGTAGCCTGAACAGCAGCAAAATTAGGCTCACATTTAATTACATTGTAAGTAATATGTATGTTTTCAATAGCCTGTATTTTCTCTATACCGCTTCTAGTTATTATTATATAGTGTTGATGCTTAAAAACATCATCTTTTGTTAATTCGTATTTTATATATTTTTCTTTTAAAATATTAGTTTTCATATCGTTGTTATTAGTGCTAAGTTATTATCCATTTTATTATATATTTCCTTGTATTCTTTTAGTTTCTTTTTAATGACCTTATTTCTATCTTTGTCATAAAAACGTGAATCTTTTGGCTCAGGCTTAAAATCAAAACCTTCATCTAAATTAAGCCCTGTTAGTTCTATATAATCATCTAAGGCTTTGTTTATCTGTTCTTGCGTTCCAAAGATTCTAATGCTAGGCTCTACCTTTTTAAGGTCTGTAAACCAACCATCAGGCGAAAGCTTTTCTATTGTCTTATATATTTCGTTATTATAAAAATAAAAATCTTGTGCTATCAATTCCATAATTAGTAATTTAATTGTATGTGAAGCAACATAGAGCAAATAGTAGCTGCAATTAGTACACTTGTTATTAGCCAAACTGGTATTTTATTTAAATAAGTAATTTCTTGTATATCGTAATCACCATACATATTACGTTTACCATACTTATTCCAGTTTGACATTTGCGTTTTGCTATGAGAAAAGAATATATCCTTTTCTTCTTGATTCATAACTTGTGTGTTACCGCTTACTTTGTTTGTAATTTTGTAATTTGTTTTCATTTTATTTGTTTTTAATTATGGTACAAAGATACAACAAAAAACGATATAAACAAGTTTATTCACAAAAAATATTAAAAAAAATGCTTTTATATCTAGTAAATTATTTTAAAAAAACTTATAAATTAAGCAATAGAATGGTAAAAATGATTAAAAAATACAATATAAATAGACGTATATTTGTTTGTTTTTCGGTCATTATAGCGGCATTAATAGATTAATAGGTGTTGTTCCTCCTAAAACCACCCCACAGGCAATAGCAGGTTTTTTTCCTCTTTTAGCGTATGCCATTGCATAAGTATCATGGTCAATCCCACAACCTACCTGCATTCCAAATACTCTAAAATTTTGTCCTACATAGTGTTCTATATAGCATTGAGTATGTAAATGCCCTTGTACTGTGTTCATCATATCAGCCCTACATTTTGTTCTGCTCGTACCTGCCTCTCCATGAATGTATTGAACATTATCTATAACTAACCTATCTAAAAATTCCCATCCAGGAACCTCTAAAACTTCTTTATAAGACTTAATCCACTTGCTAGGTATTAATGAGGTTTGGGCTTTTCGCATTATCATCCTATCATGATTGCCTACTATTACAGTTGCTTTAGGGAAAACCTTATACCATTTAGCTATTTTACTTATTGCATGTTCTAGTTCTTGCTTTCCTGTATATTCAGCCTCAATATCTATTTCATGAAAACTCGTATAATGATTATCTATAATATCGCCAATCATCACTACATCTGTGCAGTTCCAGGTTTCATATTGCTCCAAGCAAAACTCTAAGTATCCATCTAAACAAAATGGTTCGTGCAAGTCGCCAACAACTAGGACGTTCCTAGTGTCAGCTTCTCGCATTTTTTTTAGTACCGCTATCTCATGCGGCTTTAATCTGTACCTGTTATTACTTCTTTGCTGCATCTGCAAAGCCTTGCCCTAATACTAAAGCACCGATACTTATTAAAATGTTTTTAACCTCTTCAGGATTTAATCCAAAAGTGTCACTTAATAAAGTTGTTACAATTCCAATTACTGTGTACCAGAACTTTCTGCTTTTAAGCATAGAGCCAATTAGATACTTGTTTAAAAAGTCATTCATGATTATTTATTTTAGTTAGTAAATTTATTTTAATTATAAAGCCAAATAACATCTTGGTCTTTCTGTTTATCAACATCACAATGTATAAAACTCTTACCGATTCCAATTCTTGTTATTCCCACCTCCATTAAAGATTTAACTATTATATATCTATCCCTGCTGCCATTATATGCAATATCTGCTGCACGACCTACATCCCCTGTGTGGCTAGAGCCTACACGCCCACCCACTTTACTATTCCACGCCTTAGTTCTATATCCACTATTTATTTTAAATGGAATACCTGCATTATGCCTTGCATAGTCTAATTTTTCTAGGAATTTTTTATCCATTTTTGAACCTGAGTTTGGTTCGTCAGGGCTATCAAATTCAGATAGTTTAAAATATTTTAAGTCCAAATTATATGTAATATGATTTGTAAATCTTGCAGCCCTTAACTTCTTTAATAAATATGTTACGCATTTTAACACTATTATCTGTTTTAATATACTTAGGGTTGCTGCTATTTAATTTTCTTTTTTTCATCTGCAATTACCACATGAATTTAAGCAATACCTACCGCCTGTTATTATGTCTATTATTTTACAAATTATTGTTTTCATATTTTATAAATTTATAAATTGTAAATCCTATTGCCAAAACTAAGGATACAAAAGTTAATATTTCGTTGCAATCTGTTAGGCTAAAACCGATAGCTGAACCATTAGCCAACCCTACTTGTATTGTGTCTTTTAAGTCGCTCATTTTTATTTAATTTAGGCTTACTTTCCAAGTAGGATTTTAGCTTAGTTATATTTGTATTTTTTGGTTTATAGTGTTTCTTCATTATGTTAAGTCAGGTGTTAAGAAGTCTCTCAAAGTTAATTTATTACCTTGTCTAGGTCTTTCAAGATTCATACCTGCATAGTAATTATCAGTTGATGGGCTAACATCTGCACCTGAGTTTGTTGAGTAGGCAGGAAAACTAGATGTATTATTTCTAATATAGTCTATTAGCCTTTCACGATAGTAACTAGCCGTGTTCATAACCTCCTCTCTTAAATGCTGTGCCTCTTCTGTTGTTAAAGATGTTCCTGTTTCTGATGTTTTAGAATAAATATTGCCATTCTCAAATTTAAACCTTAAAAATGGAATAGCATGATACACCGCATATCCTGGCAAACATTCAGCAATATAATCATCTACTAATGTCTTATCTGCACCTGCTAATGTTCCTGCTGTTATCTGTGCTTTTAAATGGGCTGTTAAATCTGTACCTAATGCAGTTTCTATATACAATTTCTGTGCTTCTCTCACAAATGGAAGTAAAATTGCAGGGTCTATATTTAGATTCAAAGCTGTTGAATCTTTTAGTTTATCTTCTGATATAAATAATACGTATGACATAAGTTGTTGATTATCAGGTTGTTATCTTGGTTCTAAAAATCCGTTATTTCTCATAGTCTTAGGTGCCTTAGCAACTAAACTATCGTTTCTTTTTATTGTAAAGCCCTCACTTCTAGCTTTTGTAGCTGTTATAATCTTATCTGTTGTTATATTATCAGGATAAACAACAAAACCCTCATCACTAGCAGGAGCCTGATACACGATTCTGCGGAAATAATGATGGCAGTTGCCACCGCCCTTATACAGCCAAATTGAGTAGGTAGCAGCACCTCTAGGTCCCCATCCTGGATTTACAGGCATTGTTGACATTCTTAAAATATCTTCTTTACGATATACTTTTTTACTAGCCATCATCAATTTGCAAAAGCTTCTAGTTTCGCCCTCTTGACTTAAAGCATTGTTTTTAGTGTACATGTATCTTACCTTAAAAAATTTATCACCATCTTTATTTAATCCATCTTGCTCACTTCTAACATTTGGGTTTTGCCTACCAGTAGATATAAACTCAAATTTTTCACTAGCTACCTTATTTAGTTCCTCTTCAAAATCAAAATCCTGATGCTCCCCATCTACTATTTCATCATCTACAATTTCCCAATCCTCTGGAATGTCCTCACCAAATTCCTCAATAAACCTAGATAGTTCTGTTGCCTCTTCATGCCCCTCACACGCCATATAAGCCGTTTTTCCCTCATATTCATGCTCATGGTACCCCTCGCACCCTTTTGTCTTTGCGTAAGCCTCAGCCTCTTCTATGGTGCTAAAAACAGGCTCTCCATCAATCATACCTACTTTACTAAGTTTTACATCCTGCTCTATTGTATCTTCATCACCCAAAGGTTCTAGCCCTAATTCCTCACGTATTTCATCAGTAGTCATAACTTCTCTGATTGTCTTAGAATCAAATTGTACTGTGATTGGTTTTAATTGTACAAAGCGAACAGGCATATCCATATTGTTAACTTGGAATATTTTTCTAAGCTGTTTGATTAGCATATCTTGGAAAGGAATAATCACTGTTTGTCTGTAAAAATCAGCAGCGTTTATTAATTCATCAGTATTTGAAGAAAAGCCGTTTTTGCTATCAATACCCATTAGAGTTTTAGATGTTACTCTATGCCCACTTAAAATGTTTTGTGTTAATAGTTCCTGTAACGCTAGATATTGCTTATCCAAATCAGATGGTGTTATAGCATTAATTTCAGGAGTTCTAGTCTTATCATCTGAAAATGTAAGAATAAATTTACCTGCATTATTTTGCCCTGTAAATTTAGCCGACAAACTCTGCTCTATCTGATGCCTTTCCTCTTGCGTTGGTATTCCATTTGAAAAATTAATCATGAAACTCCCAGAAAATCCTGAGCTTATTGCGTTGAGATGGTACTCGCTAATCCTGGAATCTATTAAAGCCCAATTATTGCAACTAACATAATCTGGAGTGTAGTAGCTATTCATGTTAGGGCTATAAAGACCTGCATACATTATTTGATTTGCTGAGGTTCTATCATTAGCATTAAAAGCAGGTACGTAATAAGGCTTGTTTTGTCTAGTATTACTCCAATCAGAACTTATATAATATCCTGGTGTTTTGCCAAATTCATCAGGTTTTGCACATCTTATTTTTTCAACAGGTACGTGATATATTTCTGCTATTTGTGTTCTATCTTTACTCCATACAATATTAAGAGCAAATGCACCTTGTAGTTTAAAATCAAAAGACAATTTTTTTATTACTTCATGTAGGCTCTCGTTACCATTTGCCCTATCCATAAAGTTTTGTAGTTTTACTCTAGCCTCTAAATCTCTATCCTCTTCATCTTCTATTATCAAATCCTCTCCTGCTATCATTTCTGAGGTGGCATTAATAATAGCAGCAGTAATAGAACTAGAGTAGTATAAGTCTATTAAGAATTGAGGATATAAATTACGCCAATCATCTGTTCCATATTCTATCCAATCCCTACCTCTAGTTTCAGATATTATTGGTGCTGTGCTAGTTTCTAAATTAATATTAATAATATTGTCTTTCATATTTTTTTATTTTATAAAGCTGCTAACCATGTATTGACATTAGCTGTTAATGCCGCACTTGTACTGCTGTATATTTGTATCTCTCTCATGGTTCCATCATAAGGTGATGCATCTGTTTTTCTAATACCTATTGCATCAATATCTGCTGTTCCTGTTTTAGTTCCTGAACTTGTTTGTTGTACGCCATCTACCCACATATTAACTGTACCGCTAGAACGTGTCAAAACCATGTACTGCTCTCCACCAAAATTACCACTATTTAAAGTCAAATCTAAAGGAGCTGTACCATCAATTTTTACTCTTATTTTATTACTAGCCTGAAATCTTAAAAACTCTCCTGTTTCTGTTTGGTCTGCTAATAGCGTTCCTGTTGTAGCTGTTACGTTAAAACGAATACCAATTGTAAAGTCTCCTGTTAATTGTATTTGCGTTCCATCTAACTCTAAACATTCGTTGCTTGTAGGGTCAAATGTTAAAACCCCTGCTGAATACGCAGGTTGTTGTGCAGTATCCGATTGTTTCATTGTAAAACCATTGCCTGAGCTATCTCTCCACTCGCTAACATCAGAACCATTTAAAACAATTCCTGTTGCCATTTTATACCACGCATAAACATTATCAGAGCCAGGTGTCCAACCGCCTTGAGGTCTTACTCTATTTAAGCTTAATTTTTGACTAAGTGATAACATATTATGTAGTTGCCCCCTCGCTGTAACCTACGCCAACTCCGCTAGTAAGTTGTATTTGCGTAATATTCATAAATAAAGTTGTTCCTGCTGGTAGTGTTGTTTGTAATGCTGAATCTCCTGTTGCATCTGCTACTGTTATTGAACTTACCACGCTTTCCACAGGAAAGTAAACACAATACCAATCTTTGCTAGTTTGGTCTGCTGTTGTAAATATCTCAGTTCCGCCATTTTTACCTAGCTGCTCTGTTAATAATTGTTGTACGTTTTCTATTGCCATTTTTTAATTTTTATCCGTTATAAATATAATTGTTTTCTTGAATACTAGCTGTTATACTAGCTGTTGCCGTTTCGCCTACACTTGAAAGCGTAACAACAGGATTTTCGGTATATCCGTTTCCTGCATAGGTAAGAGTTACACTATCTACAACACCACCTGATATGGTACAAGTTGCAGTTGCAGGAGTTATGCAATCACCTGTTATTGTTATAGTAGGAGCAGTTGGGTAGCCAATGCCTCCATATGCTATGTTTAAACTGATGACCTCTCCACCATTTTGAGTATATTGCACCTCTTCTGTTCCGCTAAGTTCTGATACTAAAACCTTTCCTTTTGTAACTAATCCTTGTACTACACCTCTTCTTATACTTGCAGGTAGTAATACTGCTAATTCAGTTGATGGTGCTTGTTCATTATCTAATGCTGCAAAAGCCCCCCATGTAACCTCATAAACTTCATATTTCCAATATCCTGCTGGTTTTAAATCAACACGCCCTAAAAACACATCAGGCACAGCGTTGTAGCTAAATGAGAATTTACTATACCTGTTGTATAATTGCTGCTCAGGATAAGCGTATTGTACCGCACCACTCATATCATTAGTAAACTTAAACAAATACCTTGTATTAGTATCATTAGCAGTACCAATCCTCACATCCTGAGTTTGTATGTATGCATGAAAGCTAGAATTTGTTATTGCGTGTATCATAATTAGTGTACCTATTATATAATAGAAAAAGGTCGTATTTATTTGCTAATAAAAGAAAAAGAGGGCATAAAGCCCTCCTAATCAAGAATATATATAAAAACTAATGATAAGTTTTATGATGTAGTTATAGATACATTTGTAAATGCTGCATTATCAAATGGATTTGTAGTATAATCAGCAACCATTGCAAAAGGCTCTGCCTCCATGCCCGATAGTGTAAGATTATAACCGCCTCTATCACCGAAAGCAGCCCCTGTAACCATAGTTCCTGCATTAAGTTCCATCCCGTTAACAACCCCCATTCCAATAATCACATCATGTCCGTTTGCTAATTGTGCATTTAACTGACAAAATACAACTACTTTTGTTGAAGCTAAAAGCTTAATCTCGTGTTGGTCTTCTTTAGTTAGTCTATTTAAAATAACTTCTACTGTTGGCTCATAGAATACAGTTCCGTTTTCTCTACTACCTGTTATGGTATCAGTAGCTGATGCAACGCCTAATGGCATTGTGTAACGATACAAGCCAGTTCCTGCACCCATCTCAATATCTGTTATTTCACCATTAGAAACTACAATACCTGTTCCATCAATAGGTGCTGTAAACTGGTCGTAAACTCCAAAATAAACGTATTTGATGCCACCTGATACTCTATTACAATCAAGCCCTCTACCTTTAGTTAAATTAGTACATGCCATATTTTTTTATGTTTTAAAGGTTAAAGAGGCGAAGGCCGAAGCCCTCGCATCTGTTAATTTAGTTTATTAGTGTTGCATTCTTAAAATGTCAGCCCCTATTCCTTGTCTAACACCACCGGAATATCTAGCTACTAAACGCATATTGTCAGAACCATCTAGGTTAGCCATGTCCATTAGAGTAATTCTAGTTTGGTCGCTTAATAAATCAGTACCAAAGAAAAGATTAGATTTTTCAGCAATAACAAGACCATTATCTCTCATTCCAGGACAAACAGCGATTTTGTAACCTTCAAATACAGGCTCATAGTCACCATTCATGTTATAAGCATTAACATATCCTAATGTAGATACTGCCGAAATGTATAAAGAATAAGATTTTGGTGACATATAAATATGTAAATCTTCTTTTCTTAATATAGAAGGTATGTTAGCTGCTAAGTCGGTTGTTGCTGTTTGCAATTCAGCAATTATAGTAGCTGCGGTAAATGCTCCTGAAGCAGTAGACTGAATAACTGTTGCATCTTGCGCAGGTAGTAAAAGACCTGTTGTAGCTGTCATAAATCCTTCAAATTCCCCTGTTGTTGCTGCTGCACCATTCCAAATTGAATTTTCAACGCCATTAGCTATTATTTCCCCCATGTAAGAAATTACATAGTCCTCAAATGATGGTGGTGGTGGTGCTCCTGCTCCTGCTCTCATTTGTAATGCTTCCCAAGAATCCAATAAAGTTTTCTTACAAAGGTCTAAGTTAATTTGTAGATTTTTAGGTTCTAAAACCGCTTCTGTTAAAGCAAGTGTACCTGCATCTGTAAAATCACAAGTAGCATCTTTAACTAACCCTGAACCTGCCATTTTTTGAATGTTAGACTTATATTTGATATTTTCTATCATAGTTAAGAAGTCTAAACTTTTCGCTTCTTTTAGGGCTGCTGAGATATAAAATCCTGCTGCCTTCCCTGCGAAGTTTGATGTTGTAGTAAACGCCATAATTTTTGTTTTTTATTTGTTAATTTATTTATTTAAGTTGTATAAAAATTTTTCTTGCCTAGAAAGTTTGCTGTATTCTTTTTTAGATAATACAGGTTTTTCTGAGCTAAATTTGTTTGTGTTAATTGGAGCATCAGCAGGACTTGCCGCTAATTCCGTTTTTAACTTTTCGTTTTCAGCTTTTAATTTTTCTATTTCATCTTCTGCTGAAAATTCTACTACTTCTGTTGTTTTAATAGATTTAGGGCTTGTAGATGGTTCTGCTGTTTCTTCTGCCATCTCTTCTACATCACCTGTTTCACCTATCTCTCTTTTAAGGTCAGCCACAGCATCCTCCAAGTTTTTTATTCTTTTCTCCATACCTTGCCAATCTGCAACATCTGCCTCATCATGCTCATCATAATCATCTTTATCATCTTCTTTTGCCATTTCTTCCTTTTCTTCTGCTAAATCATCTGCTGTGTCCTCTTCCTCTGTTTCTGATTCTAAAACAGAATCCACTACCCCCTCCTCAGAAACTCTAAATGATACACCAGTATCTGTTTTGTAAGTTCCGATAGGCAATAGGATTGTGGTGCCATCTTCTAATAGTACTGATACGTCCACACCTGCTTCTAGTTCTTCAGCAGTAGAAACGAAAATAGTTCCACCATCTTCTGACTTAGACTGCCATCCTAATTTAATTTCTTCCTCAGCTTTGTTTAGGCCAAGTGCTACTAATATTTGTTCTTTAATATCCATGATTAATGTTTTAGGTTCTGTTATATAATAGATTTATTTTGAGTTTGTTTGATTTTCACGTATTATCTCATTTAAAGCTGATAGTATTTCTTCATCTGTTGGTGTTCTCTCTGACATCTTAGCCATCTTATCTGTAAAGTAGCCCTCTATACTAAGCCCTTTTAATTTACCCTCTTTAATTTCTCTCCAAAGTTCATCATTTGTTATTTTCATTTTAACAAACCACGTGCCATTAGGCAAATCATAGCCATATAATTTAGATTTATCACTATCTCCCTCTTTTATCCATGATTCTACTGTTAGAACGCCTGATACTCTTTCGTTGTGTTCATGAGTAGCTTTGTGATGATTGTTATGTTTTAAATATAACTCACTAGCCTTGCGTACTGTTTCAGGGCGAAAAAAAACATAATACTCAGAGTCTGTATTAGGGTCATATCTAAATATATGTTTGTTAGGTATTAATGCAGGACTAACTAGCATTCTTTTTTCTTCATCTACCTTAGCAAAGGTTAGATTATTTTTTTCTTTACCAAAAAACACAAAATCCTGTTCTATTGCAGGAGAGTTTACTAAGCTAATAGCATCAATAGCTAACTCCTCACTATCATCTGCAATTACAAGCTCTACAATTGATGTAGTTTTTTCGTAATAGTCTTTGTTTGCGGCTTCACATTCAGCTATTGAATCGTACTCACAGCTTCCTGTTTTTCCCCATTTTACTTTTCCATTTTCACATTCTTCACACGGCATATTATATAATAGATTTAGTTAATAATTATTTGATTTTTATATTGTAGCTTGTCGCCTAATGTTAGCTAATTGGTCTTGCGAATTAGTCATTTCATCAGTTACAACAAACGCTTTCATAGGCTCTGGTGCTAATCCACCACCTAATTCAAAAGCCCCTGACATCATTTGTGGTGCAGGTGTTGTTGGCACCATTTCAGGGCTTCCACCGCTTCCACCGCTTGCACTTGGGGGCGAACCAGATGCAATTTTAGCAATATTTGTAGCTGCAAACCCTGCTGCTAAAGCTGCCATTGTAATGGGATAAGCCCCAAAAGAACCTGCTGTTGCTCCTATATTAGCATTAGCGGCATTAAAGGCATTAATAACAGATTGTGTACCTGCAATTGTAGCCTGAGCAATTGCCGCCGCTTTAGCTATTGCAGTACCCTCACCTGCTGCCTGTTTTGCTAACTCTAATCCAGTATTTACAGAGTCAATTTTAAATTGTTCTATTCCTAATGACAATTCCTTTTGGTCATCAGCGTTATTTTCTAAACTTTCAAAATATTCATTGTTTGCCTGTATAAGTTCATCATTTACTTTTGCAACTAAAGCAGGCATTAATGTTAAATCCTTAGTCCTTTCAATATTTTGGGCTTTCTCCTTTTCAAATGCGGCATCTCTTTTAGCCTGTGCCTCAGCTTCAATAGCATTGATTTTGTTGTTTAATTCTATTTGCTTTGTTGTACTTTCTTGTTGTATGTTTGCTAAATCAATTCTTAACTGAGCCTCTGCATCTAAATCACTTTCTAAAAATTCATTATCTACTTTTCTAGTTTCCATTCGCTCCCTTTGTATCCTTAAATCCTCTTCAGCGTTTGCAATCCTCCTGTCTAGCAAATCATTTTCTATTTTAAATGCATCTTTTGCTGCCTCTAATCTTTCTTGCGTGGATTTGGTAACATCCTCTGCTATTAATTTTAACCTTTCAATCTCTGCCCTTTGCTCTGCTGTTTCTACGTTTAATTCTCTCTGGCTATCTTTTAATTTTTGAAAAGCTTTTGTTAACAAAATGGTTTTTGCTGTATCATTTGCTATTTCTGTTCCAATGTCTGAAAATGCACCTTTAACACCCTCTAAAGCCCCTTTTGCATCTCCTGTAAAAAGCTTAACGATTGCACCTCCTAATTGAGATGCCCTATCAACAATCACGTTAAATGCTGCTCCTAATGCTGCCATTGCAACTTGTAGCTGTTCTGCTCCTTTTTTAGTGTTTGTAAAATATGATACTAAAGAACCAATAGCTACCACAAAAGCGCCAATACCAGTTGATGTAAGACCTGCTTTAATAGAGCTAAACATCATCTTTGCTTGACTTCCTGCTGAAACAAACCCTGCTTTTACAGAGTTTAACGAAACTCCTAAAATTTGAAACTCACCTGCCGCATCAGATACATCCTTTCCCAACTGCCCTACATCTGATTTTACTTCTGCTTCTATTACTATTTTATCTGCCATATCTTTTTATTTATAGTGCTACTCCTGTTTTTATTTGTGTGAAAGTTACATTTAATGCCCATTCTAAAGTCATATTATTAGTTCCTTTTATTTGTAACAAAAAATTAGTTCCTGAAACCGCCCCTGTTGGCTGCCATCCTGTTGTAGTACCTGAGCCTTTGATTGTATCTCTTTCTCTTTCTATGCTTAGTGTTCCTGACTTGTTAATTACAACGCCACGCTCTACCCATGATTTATAATCGCCAACTGCTCCTGAGCCGCTAGTACCGCCAACTCTAACAGCTACACAATCAGCATGAAAATACATTATAGTATTATCAGGTACTACTACAAACGAATCTGTTGTGTTGTTTAAATAAGAATTTACAGTATTGCCATCTGTTGTCTGCCCACCATATAATAATTGAACACTTTGCCTTTTACCTAAAACGTCTGATGTAGCATTACCCCCTATAACAAAAGAGTTCGTTTCTCTAACCTCTCCTAAAGTGCCAAATACAGCAGTATTATCTACCTGTTTAGTAATTTGGTTTCTACTACCTACTAAAATGTTATTTCTTGACACATCAATAACCTCATTATTCTCACCCATTATATAGGTGTTGTTAGTGCCTACTCCTGTTACATTTTGCGAACCTTGTACGTTGTTATTTTCGTTGTTTAGATTTACACTTAAATTAGAGCTATATTTAAAAGCCTCACAAACCCCTGTTGTTGGGTTGTAGGTATATCCATAGGCTTCGCATTGTCTTTGGTTAGGAACTATCTCATTCCTACCATCTGTAAATGTTACAACTCCTGTTCCGCTAATCTTTGCAGGTTTTATTGCAAATCCTGTTATGTAAGGTATTGTTGCCATTATATAATAAGTATAAATTCTACTGTTGCTAAATCGCCTGGTTTGTAATCTATTTTGTTTACTCTATATTCTCTATTTTTGATAAATACATTGTCAAAAAAATTAAAGCTGTTCATATCGCCTGGAGTTAGATTTACTTTTAATGTCATAGTCCTTGTATCTGCATTATACAACTCATTATAATAAGGTAGCCAATAAAGATAGAATAGGTTGTTTGTTGTTGCGTTTCCTATTGGGTTTATTAACTGGCAATCTCCAAAATGGAAATCATTTGTATCTGTAACAGCAGGAGGAATAGTTGTTATAGTTGGTATATCTGTTAAATGGCTAAATTGTAAAAAGTCAGTCATTTGCTCTCCTGCTTCTGTATTTTGAGCAGGTATATAATATGTGCAAGATGTTAAAGTCTTTACACCATTGTTATACATGATTCTAGGGCTGTTTGCAAACCCTTGAGATGTTCCATCATCAGCATTATAAGAGTATATTGCAGGTGTAATAAAATCAGGAAATTGAGTCATTAAAGGCTTTGGTACTGTTGCTGCAAATGGCTCTGCTATTATTTCTTCCTCTCCTGTTAATATTGTAGGGAATCCATTTCCTGACAATGAAGCATCAAAAAGTTTAGAGCCATATAAATGCCCCTCAGTATAAACTCCATTTACTGACTGCTTGTAAACATTAAAAACATAATCATCTTCATCTTCTACAAATTTAAAAGTCGTTAATCTTTTTAAATCTGTTAAGGGTGTTAATTTAATTTCTTCTACATCTATTTTGCTAGTCCAATCTAATTGCTTACTATTAGCGTTGTTTAAGAATATATCATTATAAGGCTCTATTAATATATTGTTAGGATTTGATTTATCAGGTATTGAAACTAAGTTAAACATTGTCATTATACCCTTTATTAGTTCCCATTGTGACAATTCGCCACGTTCTTTTATTAATAAAGATTCTACTGTTGCTGCGTGGTTGTTATATGATACATCAAAAAATGACGTTGTTCCTGTTGAAACTCTTACATCCCCTGCATTACTATCCTGTTTAGCAACAGGCATTAAAAACTCGCCAGGATTTAATATTGTATCAAAAGTAACATTTAAGGCACCTGAGCCTAATGGTGCAATATCTACATTAACAACTTCAAAATATTCAATTACAGCCCCACCCTGATTGTACCTACCAAAAGCCATAGTAGAACTTCTAGTTTGCAATGAACTTGTATTTTCTAATTGTATTCTTACTGAGCCTGACACCTCTAAATTAGCTACATCAGAAGTAAATCTGTGGTTAGCGTATAAGGCGTTGTTTCCACTTACAAAAGTTTGTAGTTGCACAGGCTCAAATGATTGAGTCATGTTTTGTATTGTAGATAAATCCGATTCTCTTTTTAGCGTATCTGTTCTATCAGGAGCCGCCCCATGGTTCTGTTCGCCCCAGTTAAAGTCTATATATAATTCCTTAAATTCATCAGTATTAAAAAACTCACTTGTATAGCTAAATGGAGAGCCTGTTTGATAAAAAATTCTATCTATTAAATACTTAGCTTGAATAAAAGGCCTAAAGCCCTGCTCTAATAGTGTTAATTCAGGGTCACCTAATGTAGCACCTGAGCCTGTTGAACCATTAGCTACCAACATTTGATGGTTCCAATCACAAAACGGATATTTTACTGTGCTATAATCATCTCTAAATCCTGATGCATTAGAATTAGTATAAGCAATCCCTGTTCCTGATGTGTTCCAACTATTTTTAATATTTGATTTTACATAGTCATGCTGTAACTCTTCAAATCCTAAATCTGCTAATGTAGCCTCACCTAACATGTCTGCTAAGGCTATCACTTCAGAATATAAGTTGACATTGTAGCTTATCTCGCCCTGCTTTTCTTGTATGTCTATTAATCTTAAATAGCCCTCAAATAAAATAAATCCATCCTGCTTTAAAATACTTTTAGTTTTAACATATGGATTAAATACTAGCCCTGTTGTAGAACGTGTTACCTCAAAAATATTATCAAATATTAAATTATTCTTTTTAGTGCCTGGCAGCTTAAAAGCCTTAGAATAAGATTGTACCTGCTCTGCTGCATTTTTAAAATCATCAACACTTAAAGTTAATGGTATATTTTCATCTTCGTACAGGTCACATATAACCTGCCCATCTTCTAATTGATAAGTTGTAGTTGTAGTTCCTGCACCTTGTTGTAGTACCGATATGCTGTTAATTAGTAAATTACCTGCTACTGCACTTTGCGAAGATATGCTAATTGTATTATCAGAGGCAGTTGCTGTAAACGTACAAGTATAGGTGCCTACTGTAATTGGTGCAGCAAACTGTTGTATTGCAATTTGTGTTGAGCCATCATAAGCCCTAATGTCTAAACTTTCATTATTAACAGAACCAACATCTACTGTAATATCATAATTTTGCCCTATTGTCAAGCCTGAAAGTCTTTGATATACTCCTGTCATTGTAGTAGCGGCAGAAGAGTTTAAAACTAATGTGCTACCAACATTGCTAGGGTAGGCAGCCTGTGGTGCTAACAAAGGTGTTCTAAATCTATACCATGAATTTATAATAGAGGGCGGTGCTGCCGCAATAATTCCAGGCGGATAATTTGTAACCTGCTCGTATGTCGGTGCTGAATTTATAGTACTAAAATTCATACCATCTACAACAAACTCAGTAGAGCTAATAGTATAAGTATTGGTTGTAGTGTTATACTGCCCTGTATAAGATTGTGGATATAATATTAGTTGCGTGTTCATTATACAGATTGTGTTCTTAACATTTTAGTTTTTTCTACCTCAAAAGAATATTGTATCAATTTATCATTAGCTATTGTTTTTTTAGTAAATGATGAACTGCTTAATGTTACAGGTGTTACATATTTATTTAAAGCTGAAAATGTTATGTCAGTTTGGTAGCCCTCTAACAAATAAACTTCAGGGCTGTTTGTTAGTTCTTCAAACATTACATTATCATCTTCTTTTACAAAGTCTGTGCTCATACTAATCCTTTCAGTTGCATTTCTTCTTAATGCTTTTTTGCCGCCTCTATAAGTGTCTAATCTATACAAAGATTCATTCCATGTGCCTGGCAATTGTGTGTAAGTAGTACCACTTGTAGATATGGTTCTAGTTGATTTTTTTGTGAATGTGTAGTAATCCCATGCACCCCATTGATTAAGCCAACAAAGCCTTATAGATTCATAGCCAAAACCATCAGGACAATTAAGTTTTATTTTATAAAAATCGGTAACTGCAACATTAGAAACATCTCTGCCTACTACACGTATTTCGCCACCCTGTATAGTTCCTGCGGTTACTAATGCTTGGAATGTAGTACTCCAATTTTGCAAGTTAGCAGGAAAGCAACCAAAGAATAAAAGATATTTATTAATCTCACCACTCCATACATCATAGGCTCCATTGCCTAAAGTTCTATATATAGATTCAGTATTTAACAAAGAACCTGCACTATTATAGTATTGTAAGTCTATATGGTCAAGCTTATCATTTACCGCTAAAAAAGCAAGTGTTCCATAATCTTCTAAATTAGCATATTGTGTTTTAGGTGCGTTGGTTAAAAATCTATCGCCTGGAGATTGTAAAACAAAATCCGAAACATCAAATCCAAAATCATCACTTGGCGGCACCCCTCCTGTTCCCATTTTTAATTCATCTGTGTATTTAACATAACCATTAAATAAATTAAAAAGGTCTGAATTTACTTCAGTTCCTACCTGCCTACGTACTGTATTTGCATCCTGATTCCCTGCTGCATCTGTTGCTCCTAAATATTCTACTGCAAAGACTAAAGCCATAAATCTTATAGAATTGTTATTCATAGAGTATTTATCTATCAAATGCAACGGATGCCTTTCTTCAGGACTTGTAAGTGTTGATTTATAGCTACTGCCATTAGCGGCCATATTATCTGCTTCTACATAGTTTTCTAAAACATTACGCAAATCAAACATTCCTACACCTGCATTGTTAGGTGTTGTTTTAAAACTACCTTTTAAATCATTTGTTGTAGTAGTATCAGGCGGTGTTGTATCGCTTATATGTATATCAACTATAAATTTTACCTTTTCATAATTTGTTACTGCATCAATATTTGATATTACAAAAATAACCTCCTGCCCTACTGGCATTGTAGTATATAGTGGTTGTTGCTCTATTACTGAATTTTGAACTGACATATTTTTTTATTTTACTGTTGTATTAGGTGCTTTGTCTAAGGTGTTTAATATATCTTTTTTAACAGCTGATAACATTTCGTTGCGAAATCTTTTTAATCCTAACATTAATGGTCTTTGAAAAAAACTAATTCCTTTTGTTCCATTAAACTTAATGCTTCTTGAAATTAAAAAGGCAAATGATTTATCTGTTATAAACTGCCCCCCTTTGTTTCCTGCACTCTTCCATTTTTTATCTACCCTACCTCTTATTCCTCTTTTTTTTATCCACCTCTCAATTAATCCTGATGGTGGTTGTTTTGCACGTTTGTATGGTGTGGTTTTTGTTTCGCCTTTGTAGTCTGTATATTTTTGAGCCTTTTTAGTTCCTGAAACTCCCTTGTCTACATATTTACCATAATCTGACATGTAAAGTTTTAAAGTAAAGCCTCCTGAATCTTCAACAACCTTAAAGCTTAGAGAATTGTATAGATTTTTATCTACATTTTTTTTACCTTTGGTTAAATTAGTTCTAGCCTGTTTGACTATGTATTTACCAAAGCTTTCTAAATACCTTTCAAGATTGTTGGTCTCCATTATATACTAGCTACAAATATTTCAACATCTACATCTGTTGTTGCTGTTGGCCTTACTTCTAATTTAGCAATGTCTGCTAAAGAACCATAGGTAGGTACTGCATCAGCTTCTGCCAACATAACATCATCTGCCCTAGCTATAAGGTGTGAGTTTCCAGCAGGTATTAACATGGAATAATTAGAGGCTGTTCCTGCTACTCCAATTTCTATATCATGAGTAGCTGATAAGTTAGAAACTCTAATATACCTTACATTTTCTTTGTCTAATGCTCCTGCACTATCATATACATTTGATGAGAATGTTGCTATTGTTGTTGTTGCTGTATGAGGGCATGTTATTACCCTTTCAAAAGTATCTGTTATATCTGTAACTGTTAAGCTGTTTGACGAACCCCTTAAAGCACCATTAATGGTTACGCTTTCAGATACTGTTACTACTAAATTTGCCATAATTGTTATTTTTTATTTTTATCTATTTGTTTTAATTTTCTTATCGCCCATTCAATGCCTGATGTACCACCCCATGCATCCCACATTAAACCACCACATCCCTCACTATATGGAACGTCTTTATTTTGTTGATGTCTTTTAAAAGATGCCATTCTTGCAATTGTATCTCGGCTTATTGGCTTTCTATCTGCTAATTGTGCTGAACGTGTCCACCCAACACGTGTTCCGCAATCACTACCATTTTCTTCCTTCCACTTTCTTGCACGTTTAGCGTTGTTAGTTGCTGATTGTGGGTAGTCATTATAACTAGCCATTTTAATACTAACAGCTTCTGCCATGTCTATTACATCATCAAAACTCATAACTTTATTGTTATCTTTGGTGGTATTATTTGTATCTCTATCTTCCATATTCTAAACTTAAACATTAGTATCCTGCACCTGCATCCGTTACAGGAATGTTACAAGTATCAAAGTCATTCATTACTAAGATACCAATTTGGAACACTTGACCGCATAGCAAATTATCAAACCTTTCGCTAAATGGCTCTATTGTAAATTGGTCTTGAGTAAAGTACAAAGGCTTATTAATATCATCAACACCTGCTAACGATTGTCTTGTACTATGTCTTAACATTCCTATAAAATCTGTTGCTATTTCTAAAGTTTGATTATATACTTGTTGA